TCCCGGGCTATTGAGATGGCGGTGGGCATCGTCCGGAACTGGGCCCACGGACACGACGGGCACGGCCACACGATCCACCCCGACACCCAAGCCAAAGCCGCCGACGCGGTCGCGGAGTGGGACGCATTGAAAGCGAAAGCAAGCAGCTCGAGAAGGAGCGACCCCATGTCGTCACGGGCGCAGATGACCACGCAGTCCATCAACGACCTCCCGGACTCGGACTTCGCGTACATCGAGCCGGGTGGGTCGAAGGATGCGTCGGGGAAGACGGTCCCGCGGTCGCTGCGGCATTTCCCGATCCACGACAAGCCGCACGTCCAGAACGCCCTCTCTAGGGCGCCCCAGTCATCGTTCGGCGAGAAAGCGATGCCGGCGATCCGGAAAGCAGCGAAGAAATTCGGGATCGACGTCGGCGGAAGCGACACGCAGCAGACCTCGAGTCGCACAAGCGGGTTCTTCACCCGCTCCTATATCCTCGACGACATCTCCATCAAACCCGGCGACGGCCGCACCGTCGAAGCCTATGCTGCCGTCTTTGACGTTCCCAGCGAAGTCCACGACCCGGACGGCAGCTACGAGGAAGTCATCGACAAGGCCGCGTTCAACCGCACCCTCGAACACTCCCGCCGCTCCGGCGCCGGGTTCCCGGTGCTGTTCAACCACGGCGTAACCCTGTTCGGGACACCATCGGAGCGGTACTCGGTGCCGATCGGCGTGTCCGAGGAAGTCAAGGTCGATGGCAACGGGCTGTTCACCCGCGCCCGGTACCACAAGACGCAGGCCGCTGACGAGATCCTTGAAGCGATCCGCGACGGGTCGATCACCTCCTACAGTTTCAACGGCCAGTTCAAACGCTCAGATCCGCCGGTGCCCCGCGGCGGGTTCCGACGTACGCACGCCGGCCTGCCGCGGGTACGGCGTATGGAGTCAACGCTGCGGGAGTTCGGCCCGGGCACGTTCCCTGTCTACCCTGACGCAGCGATTGTCAGCGTCCGCGCTGAACAGGCCGCGTTGCAATTGGCTGCGTTGCCACCCGAAGAGTTTGAACGGCTCGCATCGTTCTTCCGCTCAGGCACTCCCGCCGGGGACTCGCTTGGGTTTGGCACATCCTCCGATGAGGGTCCCGCCGCCGACGACCCGCCCTCCGGGCACTCGACTCGGTCGCGCAAAGCGGAAATGCAAGCCCGCTACGCGCAATTCCTCATCAGGCACTAGAGGAAGGACCCCACGATGCCTGACGACCAGGTGCAGGGCATGCCGTCGCAGTACCGCACCCTGCAAGACAAGGAAACCCGGCTGCGGGCCATCAGGTCCGAGCTTGCGTCGCTCGCGCAGACGCAGAACCCGTCCGAAGAGGACGAGAACTACCAGGGCACGCTCATCGCCGAACACGACCAGCTTGAGGGTGAGGCGGAGCCGCTGCGTCAGCGGATGCAGAACCTGCAACGGATCGCCGCTGCCAGCACCGACGACGACAACCGGGAAGACACCGCACCATCGTCCCGCAGCGTCAACCGGGCCCCGGACGTGTTCATCCGGAACAACCCAGACCCGCTCGCTGACATGGACCGGGTCCGGTCGAACCTCATCGGCGGGGAAGAGCTCCGGTCCCGCGCGTTGAACCTCCTCGAGGCCGACAACAAACGCGGCTGGGTGGGGCTCGCCGACGACAAGGCGCAGGCCGCGACGTTGCGGGCGCAGGACGACCCGCAGATCGCCCGGCACATCCTCCTCACCGGCAGCGAGGAATACCGGCAGGCGTTCCGGTCCTACCTCGCGTCGCCGCTCGACAACGACCACCGCATGCGTGCCATCCAACTCGGTAACGCATCCGGCGGTTACCTGCTGCCGTACGTCCTGGACCCGACGATCGTGCTCACGAACAACGCGTCCGCGAACCCATTCCGCCGCGTCTCGAGGATCGTGCAGACGACGTCGAACGCGTGGCAGGGTGTCAACTCCGCGGGTGTGAACGCGGCGCTGGTCGCTGAAGGCGCGACCGCCGCCGACGCCGCCCCGTCGGACTTCGCGCAGATCCAGGCGGTGCCGAAGAAGTTCGCGGCGTGGGTGCTGGCCACCTACGAAGCCGCGGACGACACCAACTTCGGTGAGCAACTCCCGGGACTGTTCGCGGACGCGAAGGACCGCATCGAGTCGTCGTACTTCGCGACCGGTTCCGGCACGAACGCCCCGCTGGGGATCCTGTCCGCGATGGGCACCGGTTCCCGCGTCGCCCCGGGCGCGACCGGTACAGCGTTCAACGGCACCGCAGCGATCCCGGACGTGACCGCGTTGCAGGCGGCGTTGCCGCCCCGGTTCCGACAGTCCTCCGCTGCGGCGTTCCTCGGGAACCTCGTCATCCTGAACAAGGTCCGGTCGATGGACCAGTACGGCGGCGGCGGGTTCTGGGCGAACCTCACCAGCAACACGCCGGCGTCGCTGCTCGGTCAGCCGGTGTACGAGGCGTCCGACTTCTCGTCCACCACCACCGGCACGTCCGCTGCGTCCGGCACCGCATCCATCACGCTGATGTTCGGTGACTGGAACCAGTTCATCATCGCCGACCGCGTCGGTGTGTCGATGCTGTATGACCCGATGATCAAGGGCACTGGTTCGGCGGCGCAGCTGCCGGCTGGTGAAGCGGGTTGGTACATGTTCTGGCGGACCGGGTCCACGACGGGGACGACGGCCGGGTTCCGGTACCTCACCATCTCCTGAATGATCACCAGCGGTGAGGTGACGGTTGTCATCCCATCGTTGCCGGAACGAGCGACCTGGTTGGAGCGGGCTGTCCGGTCAGTTGACCGGCAGTCCGCTCCACCAGCAAAAATCGTCATCTACATAGACCATGACCGTGCGGGCGCGCATGTGGCCCGCAATAGAGCGCTCGCGCAGGTCACCAGTCCGTGGGTCGCATTTCTCGACGACGATGACTCGTTCCATCGGGATCATCTTGAGACGCTGATCGCTGGAGCGAACAAGTCCGGCGCCGACCTGATCGGCACCTACCCGGAGTCTGACCCGCCAGGTATGCAGGACGCGTTGGTGTGTTGCTACAAAGGCGTACCCGTGCGCGGGCCGATCCACATTCCGTGGGGGCTAGAGCAGCTGGACCACTTCGACGCTCGTCGTGGTGAACGTTGCTCGCACTGCCGTCACCGGCGGGGTAGCTACATCATGATGACCAACCTCGTCAGGCGCGACCTGATCGAGACGATCGGTGGGTTCCCGGAGCCGGGGTCAATGGGCGACGGTTTCGCTGGTTCGCACGCCGAGGACTACCTATTTCTGCTCAGCCTGCTGGACGCCGGGGCGCAGTTCCACCACGTGACCGGCCGGCGCACATGGACTTACCGCGGAGATTCAAGGAGGACACATGGGCGTGTATGACGAGCTTGAGGGTCACGACCCGCGACTGAAGGAAGACATCGACCAGAAGCCCCCGGAGAAGGCTGAGAAGCCGGAACCGAAGCATGAGGACAAGCCGGCGCCGAAGAAGCCCGATCACTGATGCATCCGTTGGCGATCGCGAGGACCGCGATCAAGGATCACGGCGCGATCCAGAAAGACGCCGAGCTCGCTGGGTTCCTCGCCCTCGCCATGGACCTCAACCCCCTCGAGGTGGTCGTTGAGGTCGGGTCGTACGACGGGGGGACGTTGTGGGCGTGGCAACAGATCAGCCCGACCGTGATTGGTGTCGATTTGCCGCCGCCGGGGCATGAGGACGTGGTCCGGCTGAACTCGCTGGGTTGCCCGGTGGTGTGCGGCGACAGCCACTCGCAGGCGACTCTGGACCAACTCAAGGATGTCCTCGCCGGCAGGCCGGTGGACATGCTGTTCATCGACGGTGACCACAGCTATGACGGCGTTAAAGCCGACTACGAAATGTATGCGCCGCTGGTGCGTCCGGGTGGCCTGGTCGGGTTCCATGACATCCTCCCTCACTTGCCGCAGCCCTACATTCAGGTCCACCGGTTCTGGGCGACCCTCGACGGTGACCTTGAACGGTTCATCGCGTGGCCGGACACGTGGGGTGGTATCGGCGTTGTCCGCGTCCCCACCGACCTCGCCGTGGATGCGGAACTACGGGCGCAACGCGATGCCTCCTACCAGCTAGCCCAAATGGACGCCTACGGGCGGCCCCGGCAGAAAGCGACCGCATGACCACGTTGACGATCGGTGCCATGCCCCACTCGTACGACGGTTCGTCGTACTACCGGATCTGGTTGCCGTTCAAACACCTCGACGACCGGTCGCAGCACATCACCGGGGTCATGCCACCCGGTGGCCCCATTCCCGGCCCGAAAGACGTCAACGGCCTCGACGTCCTCGTCCTGCAGCGTCCCGCCGGTAAGGAAGGCGCCCGCATGCTTGAGCGCCTCGTTGGGCAAGGTACGAAACTCGTGTACGAGGTCGACGACGACATGCTGAACGTCGACTCCTCCGGCCTACCCCACCTCGCCGACGACCGCGCCCGGGAAGGCGTGCGGCGTTGCCTGCGGCTGTGTGACATGGTCACCACCACCAACGAATACCTCGCGGAGACGGTGCGGCCGTACAACGACAACATCCGCATCCTCCCCAACCACGTCAAAGCCGCGCTCCTGGATCAACCGAAAGCGCGGAAGCCGCACCCAGACCGGGTGACGGTCGGGTGGGCCGGCGGCACCAGCCACCTCGTCGACATGGTGGAGATCGCCGACACCCTCCGCACCGTTCTCACTGACCACCCCAGCACCGAAACCCATTTCATCGGCTTCGACTTCTCACCGCTGCTCGGCGACCTCCGCTCAAGGTCGAGGTGGACGCGGTGGGAACCCGACGTGGGTGCCTACTACCGGCACATCGACTTCGACATCGCGGTCGCCCCGTCCGCTGATGTCCCGTTCAACCGCGGCAAAACATGGCTCCGCGCCCTCGAAATGGGTGCGCTCGGTATCCCGATCGTCGCCTCCAACCGCCTCCCCTACTCCGACTATGTCGTCGACGGGAAGACAGGCTTCTTGGTGAACTCGCCGGAGGAGTGGCGGGCGAGGATCACCGACCTCGTGTTCGACGCGCAGATGCGGGACGAGATGGGCGACGCCGCCCGCGAACAGGCCCGCGCCTGGACCATCGAAGACGGCTGGCGGCTATGGGAGCAAGCCTACGAAAGCGCCGTCGGCTAGGTCATGGCCCGCTACCTGGCTGGTCTCGAAACCGTCCACATCCCGGTCACCGTAAGAGACTCCACCGGGACACTCACTGACGCGTCAGCGATCAGCCTCGTCGTTCACCAACCCGACGGCACCGTCAAAACCTACTCATCGCCGGCGCATGACGGCACCGGGCTTTACCACCAGGATCTGCCCCTCGCCGACACGACCCCGGTCGGGTTTTACCCGTGGGTGTGGCAGATCACCCTCGCCAGCGGCGCAGGTGGCGGCAGCAAAGGCTCCTTCGACACGTACGACCCGTTCGAGGTCACCGTCCTGCCGTTGCAGGATGCGAAGGACATGCTGAACATTCAAGCGTCGGACACTAGCAACGACTCGGAGCTTCAGCGGAAGATCGCGACGATCACCGCGCTGATTGAGAAGACGATCGGTGGGCCGGTGATCACCCGGCAGATCACCAACGAACGGGTCCGGGCCGGCTCCGGATATCGCACGTTGACAGTCAGGTACCGGCCGCTCGTGTCCGTCGTGTCCATCGCGG